ATCTTTCAGCTTCAATTGCCAAGAAAAGTTTTGCTGATCAAAAAATTAAAGAAAATTATAAATCTATTCTGGAAACTGTCATCAAGGAAAAACCGAGTGGAATTAAAGGTGATTATATTTTATCTGCCTTTTTAACTTCTTCTATGGGTGTATCTTATAAATTAAAATTGGAAAAGATATCTGCGTTGTCTTGGTGGGACCACTCGGGAATGGACTTATACTTTTGGATCTGGTCATCAACCCGACAGAATTTCGCTGAACTTAAATACAGCGAAATGCTTAATATCATCAATAAGGAAGATGCACCATTGGGTAAGTTCCCCGAGGGCAAAGCTTATTTCTCCATAAGCTCTAAGCTATTGCCCTGGGACAATGGATAATGAATTTGATCCTGAAACATTCTTTCAATCATTAAGAGATTACAAATTCCCTTCTTTGCGACCGCAACGGTCCAGAGTCGCTGTTTCTGACACAGAATGGTATCGAGCCGTCAGGCTTTATCATATCCCCGAAACAGATGCGGAAGCTCTTATGAGCGCCGCCCCTTTCGAAGAACCTTCTGCCTCTTGGGAAAGCGTCTACAGAGATGAAGGGGATTTAATAGATGCCGTGGAAGAGGTCTTTGACTCATTGACTGAGGACGAACAATGGCTTTACCACATCCTTGTAGATGTGGGCCTCTCCTTGCGCTTCGTTGCACGAGTACTGCACATACCCAAAACCACGTTGGCGCGCAGACGTGACGAACTGGCAGCTAAGATCCGTCGTAATCTCCTTCAGCATGAAGCTGTGTGGAGAAAACTCAAGGATTAATCTTCCAAATCCGATCTTGCTTTAATGCAAGAAGCAAGGAAACCTTGGAAACCGTTGAGCCACTGCATGAGGCTGCTCAAGGCAATTATGTTGCCGTCAACAGCATCATCCCAAGCGTCTAAAAGTTCTGAAACTTCTTCTGAAGAAAAAGTTAAGAGAACCCCAAGGTCGCCATTAACCCACTGGGCATGAGTGCCGTCCTGCATATCGAGGGTGCCACGAGACTCTAGAAGGGTTAGCTCAATCTCTTCTTCCATCTCTAAACCTTCTTCTGCCATCCAGTCTGCCCAGATGTCATCGAAAGCCTCGTCGTCCCCCACAGGTATCACCGAGCCAGACGTTGCTTGGCTAGCGACTTCAGAGCCGCTATGCCAGCCGCAGCCGCTGCAGATGCAGCAGCTTTGAAGCTTGATACGTCTGTGACAACAAGAATAGCGAGCCCTGCTTCGACCGCAGTCCAAACAGAACGCTCAATCCAATCGCCCCAGTCAAATGGTTTCTTGGCTGAACCTTCAGTCATTTCACTTCCCGAACGGGCGACCGCCCGAATGTTGGTTACCTAGTGCTGTGGAACGCAGAAACGAAGCTGCTTCTTTAGCTTTCATTCCCATCGCCTCAGCGTTATCGACAGAAGAAGAATCCTTCCACTGTTTACTTTCTTTAGGCATTGCTACCTCACTTCCTATAATAGAGCAACTTTGGCCCACTTACGCAAATAAGACATCCCAAGTTTGTACGCCTACGATCCCATCTGCTTTAAGAAACCCAAACTTTTTTTGAAATTCTTTGACGGCTCTGGCCGTATTTCGGCCAAATATGCCGTCAATACCACCAGGCTCATGCCCCAAGTCACTCAATCTCTGCTGTACGGCTCTCACGGCCTCACCACGGCTCCTACGACGAGCGGAGAGGGGGGAGTGTGACACTACCCCCTTTAGGCTATCTAAATGCGCTGTGATCGACGCCCAGTCGATCTGAGCCCAATCTCCTTCATCGACGGGCATCCCTGCGCGAAGCCAGTCATAAAGCCAATTACCAGGGCAAGTTGAATTACCCAAGTCTCTGTGTCCTTTAACCCAGAGTCCATGATCGTAACGTCCTTGGATATCATTTATAAGAGCCTTAATCGAAACCAAAGCCTCATTAGGAACTTTCGCTGCTCCCCAGCCCGTATAGCAAATAGCTTCAGTGCGACTGTTCCAACCTTTCGTAGCCCCAGACTGAATACCAGGGCCTCTCCCCTCGTAAACTACACCCTTCTCGTCTACAAGCCAGTTATATGCAATAGCATTCCAGCCCCGAGAATCCATGTGGAAACGCTCGTACTGCTTAACGGCAGTCACGCCAGAAGGGCCATTCTTTACACCGCTATGGTGCAAAACAATTCCCTTAACCCGCCAGCGTTTCAGCTTCGTGAAAGGTTTCTTTGGAGGTCGGGCTTCCCAGCCCGACCGAGAAATAATAGTCAGGCTCATATCAGACTCGCCTTGTTTCAATATCTAGGATGTCACGCATATCGTTCGCAAATTTCTTCTGATCCCGAATAAATTGCGAACGCTTTTCAAACGGATCATTAACCCTAAAACCGCCACCGAAAATAGTAGACACCCAAGTTGTCATAAGGCGACGCTGCTTAGCCTCTTCATTAGGCAACATTCTACGCATACGACCAAAGAAAGGAACGAACTGATCAACAGCATAAATATCGTTATCTTTCATAACCCACGTACCGTCTTTAGCTTTCTTGGCTTTACCCAAACCACCTAATATTGGCATTAGACCAGGAATTTTACCCCAAGAAGGAACTTGCTGATACCTTTCCATGAAAGGAATATCAGCGAAAGTCTGCTTAGTCGCCCACATTTCGGCAGGTAACTTGACCCAAGGAAATGCAGACTCCAAAGGTCCCCGAATAGGAGAAGTTGGTTCTTTCAAATACCTTTGGAAATCCCTGAAAGGAAGATCTGGAAGAGCGTACACACGCCCGCCCTTGATCCCAGGAATCTTAAATGGCAACCTGATTCCCATATTCTCACCAAAATAATCAGGAACTAATCCCTGCTGAGGAGAATGAAGCTCAAGTTCTTTCTTGACTTGAAGCAAACGTCCCCAAGACTGAGGTTTACGTCCCATTGACTCCAACAACACAGGAATAACATTTTTTTGCCAAGTGTAGAAAGGAATCACATCTTTGATTCGCCGCTCCACATTTGTGATATCTCCGTAATCAAAATGATACTTGGTGATATTTCTGTAAGCGGAAGCAACATCTCCACCTTTGGCAAGAGTATCCATACCTACAGAGGCACGCAAAACAAACTCTGCACGCTCGTTCTGTGAACGGATAGCTCTAGACATTTTGAAATCAGCAGACCAAGGCTTCCATGTGCCTTCTGTCCAGCCTGCCCCCAAACCGCTTTGGGCGCCACCCAATTTGCCTTGCCTTCTTTGGTACGGTCGCAACACAGCGGCCTGATCAACATTGGTGATAATTTCAGACCATGATTGACCAGATCCGACAGAACCGCTTTCCATTAGTTCTAGCAAATCTCTAAAATCTTCTGCGCCTGCTTTGCGAGCACCACCCAGTCCAGAAATACCTTCTAAACGGACAGGACCGTCAGAAGCAGCTAGCTGACGCATACCTGCAAGAACATCCCCGTTGCCTGCTGAAGCCGCAGCTTTAGTCATGCCTATTACTTTGCTGTGGGTCCCAAACTCAACTCCAGCGACCATCGAGTTAATCCACATACCGCCCATAAGGTTGCGGATAATGAAACCTGGCGTGGTCACGGCTTGTGATTTCCACCAGTTCGCAAGTTGCCTATATCCCTTAAGGAACTTTCCAACTTCGTCAAAGTCGTGAAGCTTAGCCCCAGCCATGAGAGCTTCTTCAAACATTTGAAAACCAGTTTCGCTTAAACCGCCAGCAACGTAAGACTGACCACCAGGAGTTAAAGTTTGTTGCATCCCCCGATAAGAAAGCAAGAAATTAGACTGAGCTTCGCCATAAGCATCTAAAGCTTTGCTGTAGAGCCCTCGATCAGCAAGCACCCTCAGAATTGCTTCATCTGGAGTAGGGGCAGACCTAAAGAAATCTACAATAGAACCAGATTCTCTTAAGCTAGCAACCTCAGCTTCAAGCTGAAGTTTGCGAGCATCTGCTTCAGCTTTATGCAAAGCATAATTCTGGATATCGTCAGCTTGGTTAGCCCGAGCTTGATAAGCAGCTTGTTCGGCAACTTTAGCTTTCTGGACAGCCTCATCAATAAGATTCTGCTGAATGGCAATTTGCTCATTAATTTGATTCTTGACCTTTAGAAGATCTTCATGCTCTTGTCTCGCACCAACATAAAGATCAGGAGGTTCTATCCCTTCATCGGCGTAATACCGAAGTCGATCTATATCGAATTGTCTATGGGCATCATTCAAATCGCCTTCAACAACTCCACTCACCCAACGAGCAGCAGCAGTCTCACCTGGCGCAACCTTAGCGCCCTTACGGGCAGGTTCTGGTTTACCACCTTTAGTTCTAGGTTGAGCCCTAGTTTGGTACCTATGGGCAATATCTTCATCAGACATGCCTCGCTGTTTCCCCAACCAATAATCGCTCTTACCTTCAGCACCCTTTGGCCGACCTGTACCCGACCAACCGTATTTATTGGGACGACCACGGTTAGCTAATTGAATAAACCATTGCCGAGTTCCCTGAGTGGTATTGATATAAGCATCCAAGCGAGCCAAATCTTCATTAAGCCCCATCATCACTGGAGAAGCTTCAAGACTATTCCTTAAATTGGCTACACGCTCAACAACATCATCTAACTGATTAGTTACCAAAATCTGTTCAGCATTTAACTCATTAGATAAATTCCCCATCCGCTCAAAAAGATCAGCCCAAGTATTGCCCTTCTTCGTTTTGCGGATAGGTGACTCTTTCGGAACAGAAATCTTACGAACCCAATGACCATTCTCTTTCGAAGTCTGGCTTACAATCTGGCCCTTCTCATTCCGAAAGACACGAGGAACTTTGAAATATCCAAGTTCCTCATAAACATGATCCATCGCCGCTGTACGAGAATCAAATGTTCTACCAGAATGCTCAACCTGCCAAACAATCTTTTCTCCCGTCGAAGTGTAAACCTGCTCAACAACAATCGTAGAAG